GATGGCCGCGCCGATGGTTGCCGGCGACCCGTCGCTGATGATGGCCGTCATGGAGGAGAAGAAGATCAAGGTGCTGCAGGAAGCGCGCCGGTGGGCGGAGCAGCGTGCGGAATACAACACCAGCGTAGTCGATGACACGCTCGTCGAAGGCGGGTTTTACGACTGCCTGCCGATGTTCTTCCACGAAATGTGCGGATCGCGCGGCGGCTTCATCAAGGGGCCGGTTGTCCGCGTCATGCCGGACCTCGATTGGGGCCCGGACGGCAAGACGGCGATCGTCAGCAAGAAGCCGAAGCGGTGCTACTACTCTCCGCGCGCGTTCGACATCTTCCCTGGTCCTGGCGCGTCGTGCTTCCATTCCGGCACGGTATCGGAGCGCATGACGCTGACCAAGCGCGGCCTGCACGACCTGATCGGCGCGCCAGGCTTCTTCGAGGAAGCCATCCGCGCGGTGCTGCGCGACTTCGACAACGGCATGGCGCTGGCCGGCTGGTATTGGGAGGACGCCGAGCGCGAACGCATCGAGTCGCAAAGCGACAACGGACTGTTCAAGGCGCGCAAGGGACGGATCGACTGCATCGAGCATCACACGCACATCGACGGCAAGACGCTGATCGCGTCCGGCGTTCCGCCTGAAATGGTGGATGACCTCGAGAAGCCCTACGCGGTGACGGTCTGGATGATCTCGGCCCGCCGCGTCATCGGCGTGCGCATCAACGACGATCCGATGGAGCGCCGCCCGTACTTCAAGGCCGGGTTCTTCGAACTTCCAGGCTCATTCTGGTACGACGGCATCCCCGAGATCGGCAAGCCCTACCAGCGCATGTGCAACGCCGCGGCGCGCGGCATGTCGAACAACATGGGTATGGCAGCTGGGTTCTTCACCGAACTGCAAGCCGATCGACTGGCCCGCGGCGAAACCGTGCGCAGGCCGATGCCATACGACCTGATCCAGACGTCGCAGGCGCGCAACGGCGCCAGCGGCCCGGCCATCTTCACGCACCAGGCCCAGCTTCACTCGCGCGACTACATGGGGATCCTCGACTACTTCTCGACGCAGATGGACGAGGCGCTTGGCCTTCCGTCCTTCCTGTCCGGCGTCAACGAGTCGTCGGGCGCTGGCGGCACGTCGTCCGGGCTTGCGCAGTTGCGCCAGATGCAGTCGGACCAGTTCTCCTACGCGACCACGCTGGTCGACAAGGCGATCAACGACTGCGCTTCCGAGACGCACCGCGACATGCTGATGACCCCGGACGGCACCGGCGCGGATGCGACCGACCCGTCGTCGCCGCACCAGATGACCGGCGACATCTACTTCGAGGCCCGCGGCGTGCGGTCGCTCTCGCAGCAGCAGGCGGTGCAGGTGCGCATCAACGAACTGCTGGTGGCGACCAACAACCCGTCGGACCTGCAGATCATGGGGATGGCGGGGCGCGCCGAACTGCTGCGGCAGGCGGTCAAGGGCATCCCGAGCATCGACCCGTCGCGCACGGTCCCAAGCCGGGAGCAGATGATGCTGGCTGAGCGCGCACAGATGCTCGCCGGCCCGCAAGGCCCCGGCGGCGGGCCGGGCAGCAACAGGCAGCCCCCGGGAGCGGCAGCGACCGACCCCGCGGGCGACCCCCAAGGCGACGGCACGAACATGGTGGCGGCATGAGCAAGATCGTGGACATGGTGGCCAGCGCCAAGGAGCGCCGGGCCGCGGAGCGCGCCGCCAGGGCGGCGCAGGAGGCCGCCCGCCAGAAACGGCTGGCCGACGAGGGCAAGTTCTCGTACCGCTTCACCGACCACCCTGAGTGGTCGCTCGAGGACGCCCGGGTCATCGGCATCGCCAAGGCGCGCGCGGCGCTGGCGGCGCTCGGCCATGAGCATGTCGACCGTCTCAAGGGCTTTGAGATCGAGAACTACATCCCCGTGGGCCCGAACGACCCCCACGCCACGGGGTACGTCCAGGGCGGGCTGGTCATGGTCACGGGCTTCCTGGCCCGGGAAGGCGACGAGGGCCGCGGGCTGGCGTTCAAGACCACCATCCCGCGCTGCATCCACCCGGCGGACCTGGGGCGCGTGTTCGAGCAGTTTGCCGTGTCCTTGCCGAACGCGGTGGCCGTCCTGTTGAAGCAGGAGCGCGCGGCGCGCGCCCAAGGCGCCATCGAGGTCGCCGGCCCGGCCGCCAACGACGCCCCCGTGATCCTCGGCCCCGACGGAGCGCCAGCCGCATGAACTCCGCCCCCACCAACGAGCAGGAGCGCCTGATCCGCCAGATCCAAGGGTCGGGCGGCGCCCGCGCGGTCGCCGAACTGCTGGTCAGCCTCGCCATCGAGGCCCGGGACGAGCTGTCCGGCATCATGCTGACCCCGGAAGGGCTGCCGATCGCCTCCCGCCTGCAGGGGGAAATCGAGGCTTTTTCCTCCCTTGCAAACTGGATCCAGACCCCGCTCAACCGCCCGCCGGGCGGCTGACGACCCCATCCGACCCCGACCTGGCAATCCCGCCGGGCGATGCCGGACCAACGGCCCACAGGAGCCTGCCATGACCGACCACAACCAGTTCCGCCGACCGCTTCCGGATGCCTTGCAGCGCGCCAACGCCGCCGTGGATGCGCAGATCGCCACCGGGACCACCGCCAGCGGCGATGACCCCTCCACGACCCTCCCCACCCCCCATATCCCCCCATCCCCGCCCCTGCCGGCCGCCCCGCTGCCGGAGGTGACGGTCCCGGGCTCGGTCGAGAACCGGCTGCAGGCCGCCCTCGGGCAGCTCAGGGCGCTGCAGGAGCGCGCCAACAACCTCGCCAGCGTCAACGCCACGCTGGCGGCGCAGATCGTCGACCTGCGCGCCCAGGTCGCCCAGCCGCGGCCGGAAGCGCCCCCTGCCGCCCCGCCGGCCGCACCGCCGCCGCGGTTCGAGCTGCCGGAACGCTTCTTCGACGACGAGACGCGAGCCGAACTCGGCGAGGGCCTGGCCGCGAAGCTCGAGCGGAACATCAAGGGGGTGTTGACGAGTGCCGTGGGTCCCGTGGTAGAACGTGCGCAGCAAGACGCGGAGGCTGCAATCACAGCCAACGCCGAGCGGGATGCGAAGTCGTGGAAGTCCGAAGTCCTTTCGGCGATCCCCGACATCATGGCGCTCAATGCCATGCCGGAGTTCCAGGCGTGGATCCAGAGCCCGGATGCCGACGGAATCACTCCGCTGCTCCGCATGAACCGCGCTGGCGAAGGCCGCAACCTGGACCGCCTGGTCGACCTGTACCGCGAAGCCCGATCCGCGATCGGTGTCGCGGACCCCTCCCCGAACGGGGAAGCCTTGCCGAACGCCTACGAGGCGCCGACGGGCCCCGCCGCACGACAGCCCCTCGCACAGCGAGTCGCCCCATCCAGCGTGATGGGCACCCCGCCGAGCGCGCCTGCCGAGCCGCGCATCAAGCTCTCGGACATCCGAGCCTTGCAGAACAAGCTGACCCGTGAAGCGGCCAACCTGTCGCCTGCGCGTCGCGCCGAACTCAAGGCATCGCTGAACGCCATGCAGGCAATCCAGGCGACGCGGCCCGATCTCGTCATCAACGACTGACGCCGGGCGCGAAACGGGGTTCCTCATGGCAAACCATGACCCCAATTCCATGAGGAACCTCCCATGTCTCTGAACGCCGCTTCCGGCTTCTTCCAGAACGCCGGCTTCACCATCCCCGAAATCTGGTCGACCAAGCTCAACGTCGAGTTCTACGAGGCGTCCGTCCTCGCCGCGATCTCGAACACCGCCTACGAGGGCGAGATCAAGGAGTACGGCGACAAGGTGCAGATTCGCTCGCTGCCGAGCATCAGCACCTACGCCTACACCAAGGGCCAGGACCTGCAGGTGCAGGTGCCGGAAACCCCGAAGCAGACCCTCGATATCGACAAGGGCCGCTACTTCAACATCTTCGTCGATCGCGTCGACCGCCTGCAGTCCGACATCGACCTGTTCGGCAAGTGGACCGCCCACGCGGGCGAGCGCCTGTCGCGCGACGTCGAGCGGTACGACGTGTTCCCGAACATCATCGGCCAGGCCGATTCCACGCTGCAGGGCAACAGCGCCGGCAAGATCAGCCAGAACATCCGGCTGGGCGCGCTGGGCGCACCGGCCAACCACGTCGGCATCACCTCCGGCGCCAGCGGCACGGCGAACAAGCGCAACGTCCTCGAGTTCATCGTCGACTGCGCCGTGGCCCTCGGCGAAAACGACGTCCCGCGCGACGGCGAGCGGTTCATGGTCATCCCCGAGTGGATGGCCGGCATGATCCGCAAGTCGGACCTCAAGGACGCCTCGCTGTCCGGCGACAACACCTCGATCCTGCGCACCGGCCGCCTGGGCGTCATCGACGGGTTCGAGCTGTACCAGTCGAACATGCTCTACACCGTCACCGACTCCGCGAACGTCGTGACCTACATCCATTTCGGCCATCGCGCCGGCCTCACCTTCGCCAACCAGCTGCTCGAGAACGAAATGATCAAGTCGGAACGCACGTTCGGCTCGTTCGCTCGCGGCCTCGATGTGTTCGGCTTCAAGGTCATCAAGTCGCAGGCGTTCGGCCGGGCCATCGTGCGTCCGTCGATCGGCGCCGACTCCTGATCGCCGTCCTGATCCGAACCCCATCAACTACCTGGAGCAATTGACATGGCTGCGCTCTCCATCCTCACCACCACCTCCGCCACGCCGCCGCCGGCCATTTCGGCCGGTGGCCCGTGGAACTTCAACGTCCTGGTCGACTTCTCGAAGGTCGCCAACGGCGTCGGCCCGGCCGGCACCGACACGATCGACTTCGCGTGGGTTCCTGCCGGCTATCGCGTCACGCGCGTCGTGACCAAGGTCGAAAAGGCCGCGGGCGGCGTCTGCACGGTCGCCATCGGCGACGAGGACGACTCCAACTGCTTCATCCCGACCGCGGACGCCAACGCTGCCGTTGGCACCCGGGTCGAAACCACGCCGCTCTATTCCGGCGCGTCGCCGACCATCGCGCCCGTCGAGGGCTCGGCCGGCAAGTCGTACCCGGCGGCCAAGAAGCTGCGGATGCTGGTGAACAACGCCAACGCCGTCGCTCAGATCCGCGTTGGCGTCACGCTGGAACCGCTGCCGCTGTAACCGATCCATCGGGGCCGCAGGGACGCCATTCGGGCGGTCAGGGCAACCTGATCGCCCTTTTTCCAACCTCTGTCACAGGAGCCAACCATGAACCGC